GCTGTGCTAGAACCAACGGTGCTGGTGGTGGCGGCGCAGGCGGTGCAGGGGGGCAGCCACCTACAGGAGGCGGAGGTTTAGGTATATTAGGGGGAGGTAGTAGTGGGGCTAGTAGTGGGGCTGGCGGTTCTGGTGGCGCAAACGGAGTAGCGGGCATCATGGGCAACGCAATACGTCCAAGCGGCGGGGCCTATGGCGGCGGCGGAGCGGGGAAAATTTCATCTAGCAGTCAGCCAGACAGCGGTTTGGGTGCTTCAGGTGCAGTTCGCATCATGTGGCAGGGAGACGCTCGTTCGTTTCCATCAACTAGTGCAGGAGCGCCTTAAATGACTAATCTTTTTATTCAGGTTGAGAACAGCTTACCAATCAATCATCCTGCATACGAAAGTAACCTTGTTGATGCCTTTGGCTCCGTACCGGCAAATTGGGAACCTTTCATCCGTGTGGAGCGCCCGACAGTCACACTCTATCAGATAATAGACAGCGAAGATCCTGTTTACACACAAGTAGCAGGCGGCTGGACGGACGTGTGGGCGCTACGGGAAATGTCCGCAGAAGAGAAAGCAGCTAAACAGCAAGCAGTAAAAGATGCTTGGGCCATAAGTAATCAGGCTGCGAACTGGGTTGCTTGGTTATTTGACGAAGCGACTAACGCATTTGTACCACCCATTCCGCGTCCAGCTACAGGCAACTACCGCTGGTCAGGTGCAGATAATAACTGGAGGGAAGCACCATCAATGCCAGAAACAGGTGGCCCGTACAAATTTGACTTCACACAATGGGTTTGGGTTGAGGTATGAAAGTAGCCAAGAAGCCTAAAGTTTGCAAAGCTGTTGAAGCCGTGGTAGCGCAGGCGCAACTAAGTGTGGCGCATCATTTTCCTACACCGATTTACTTAGTCGAGCGTCCGGACTTTCTGGAAACAGTCTCGGCTGTCTCAGATGAATACCTTGCGGTAACTCGCAAAGCACAAACGCTAAATGAGCTTTATCCTGTCGTTATGTCGGGTAGTTATTTTGGCGACGAACGCATGAAGACGTTTTCAGAATTTGTTGGTATGACTGCGTGGAATATTCTTGCTGACCAAGGCTACACCATGCAGGACAAGGCGGTGTCGTTTATGGAGATGTGGTCGCAAGAGCATCACAAGCACTCNGCAATGGATCAACACGTTCATGGTTACGGCTCGCAGATCGTTGGGTTCTACTTNCTTGAAACACCAGATGATTGCTCACGCTTAGTGATCCACGACCCTCGCGCTGGCAAAGTGCAGATTGACCTACCCGAGCAGGATATGNACGNGGNCAGCCCCGCCAGCAAGATGATTAACTTTACGCCGAAGCCGGGGTTGATGGTGTTTATGAACGCTTGGCTGGCGCACTCATTTACTCGTCACGCGGCGGAGACTCCTATTAAGTTCGTGCATTTTAATTTAAGTGTGATTGCAGCCCCGCAAGCCGCAATGCCAGAAGTTGAAGTTATATGAGCCTTTTCCATATTAGGTTCAATAAGTCTCGGGGCCAAGCAGGTCGCGGTACGATGGATCATGTCTGGCGCGTATTTGAAAACGGTAAGGAACGGTTGTTTAAAAACCTCAATATTACCGTCCCAATTAAGAGTGAAAAAGACGCTAACGGGGTAGACTACAACATTGTCTGTGCTGGGGAATTGTTTATTGATCGCGAAACATCAACCGCCCATATCGGAACACCCGCTAAACATGATGCGGTAACCGAAACAAAGCAAGCTGGCTTCCCCTCAGAAGTTAACTGGCCTGTAGCACCGTAAGCTAGAAAATGCAGCTAGACTCGGACTGGAGATTGATCCTCAAAAAAGCGTGGTCAGTTCGATTGATTCTGCTTAGTGGGCTGCTGTCTGGGTTGGAAGTAGCGTTACCTATTATCCGCGAAGCCCTCGAACCTTTGCAAATCGTACCTACTGGGGTGTTTGCGGGGGTAGCTTTAGTGACCACAATGGCTGCGGTCATAGCTAGGGTGGTTGCACAACCGGGAATTTAAATGGCCTTGACCACAAACCAAAAGCGCGGCGGGGCGGCAGTCGTAATTGCCGGGGCTTCACTGCTATCGTTTGTGGCGCTGTGGGAGGGCGATGAGCGCACGGCTTATGCGGACAAGTTAGCCTATGGAGTTCCTACCGTTTGCAACGGTCACACCGGGCCCGAAGTCAAGGTTGGGGATGTTTGGAGTAAGGCGCGTTGTGACGCAATTTTAATCAAGAATGTTGAAAAACACGGTTTGGGGTTACTCAATTGCGTGACCGTCCCGCTAAACCAGAACCAATACAACGCACTTGCAGCTTGGAGTTTTAATGTCGGCGTAGGTGCGGCTTGCGGGTCAACCCTTGTCAAACTACTTAATCAAGGCCACTACACAGCCGCCTGCGATCAGTTGATGCGTTGGAATAGGGCTGGCGGGGTTGTGGTGCGAGGTTTGACAAATAGACGCACTGCTGAACGGGCGATATGTCTTAGGCCTATTATTCCTACTTTAGGAGCCATAGCATGATATTTAGTCTGTACGCACGTTTGTTTTTAGCGGGGGTGGTAGTGGTGGCGCTAGCCGGAGGTAGCTGGAAGTCTTACTCAATGGGCAAAGCGTCGGTTCAAGCCGCATGGAATGCAGACAAGTTGGTGCAAGCCACCGCTATAATAAAAGCTGAGCAAGCTGCCCGCGCCGTTGAGCAAGTCTTAATTGTAAAAAACCAAAAGGTTGCCAATGACTACCAAGTTGAAAAGAAGCGTCGGGTTGCTGCTGCTGTTATTTCTGCTGACCGCTTGCGCCAACTCGAACTTGCAGCCTCCGCGACCATCACAGCCAGCGCAGATACCCCCACCACCAGCGGAAATTATGGTGACCCCAGACCTCTCATCATTGCCCAATGTGCCAGAGCTATTACAAAGTTGGACGAAGCTGTTAAAGGATTGGCAGGCCAGACAGGTGCTCTGCAAGACTACGCCGCAAACGTGTGTATAAATACTCGGTGACCAAAGCCCATCATGCCGCTTAAAAAATTATTATTAAAGTCCGGGGTCAATAGGGAAAATACTCGCTATACGAGTGAGGGTGGTTGGTATGACAGCGACAAAATACGGTTCCGCCAAGGAACTCCAGAAAAGATCGGTGGTTGGGAGCGTATTTCATCGAGTACGTTTTTAGGAGTGTGCCGATCCTTGTGGAACTGGGTGACTCTTAGCTCCACTAATCTAATTGGTGTAGGTACTAATTTAAAATTCTATCTAGCTTCGGGTGGTATTTACAATGACATTACCCCCAGCCGTGCGCAGGTAACGCTAACTAACCCGTTTGAGACATTTGTTGGATCTCCAATCGTAGAAGTAACCGATGCCAACATAGGCTACATTGACGGAGATTTTGTAACGTTTTACGAAGCTGATGCCGTTGGGGGGTTAACGATTGTCGGAAACTACCAGATCACAGTATCCGGCGGTAATAAATACACGATAGACGCAAGTTCTAATGCAACGTCAAACGCGGTGGGTGGTGGTACCGTGTACGCGCTGTATCAGATTAATGTGGGTCCAGCGCTTGTGCAACCCTTGGTAGGCTGGGGTGCGGGGGCTTGGGGTGCAGGCCCGTGGGGTATAGGGGAAACGTCAACAGATTCGTTGCGGCTATGGAGCCAGAATAACTTTGGGGAAGACCTTGTGTTTGGGCCTCGTGGCGGGCCTATTTACTACTGGGACGCGTCTACGGGTTTTATTCCGGTAACGTTTTCTGCCACTGTTGCTAGTCCAACAGCCGTTACCGCTGCCGTGCCCTACATAAACGGCTTACCTATTCGATTTGCCCCCGACGCAGGGGCTACGTTGCCAACGGGTATCATTTCCGGACTACAGTACTACGTACGTAATGTTTCGGGTAATACGTTTAACATCTCTACAACCCCATCCGGCGCTCTGGTTAACGTATCCGCCTCGGCAACTGGTATAGGCCGAATCCTCTCTAATGCGTATGACTTGGCCGACTTCGGCGGTGCAACAGACGTACCGACTAAACAAAACTTTTTGCTTGTCTCCGATATTAGTAGGTTTGTGTTTGCACTAGGAACAACGGAGTACGGCTCAACTATATTTGACCCCATGCTAATTCGTTGGTCTGACCAAGAAGACCCATACAACTGGACTCCCGCAGCTACGAACCAAGCGGGGTTTTTGTCGCTATCTCGCGGTTCGGAAATCATTACCGCTACACAGGCTAGACAAGAAGTTTTGGTATGGACCGACGCTGCGCTGTATTCGCTGCAATACGTTGGAGCACCAATCGTTTGGTCTGCGCAGCTGGTGGGGGAAAACATCTCTATCGTGTCGCAAAACGCTGTGGTGTATGCAAACGGCGTGGCTTACTGGATGGGCAAGGACAA